TTTTCTGCTGCTAACCTTAATGTTTCGTGACTGGCTTTAATAGCTTCTGCGCTGGCCGGGTTATCGGTTGAGAATCCAAGATCATCTAATGTCAAGCCTGTTTCTCCCGCAAATCCGCTGGCAGCATTTTTAAGCTGTTCTGTAAACGGGGCCATTGATTGCTGCTGGAACTGTCCTAATTTTGGAGAATCTCCATCTTCATCTTTGGTAAACTGCAGCATAGCAGATATGGTTGCTTTCCAGGCGTCCATAGGCTCTGCGTCTTGTGATAGACCGACAACGTACTTTTGAGGGAAGGAATAAAACTCTGCCGCTACGTCTGCCCTTTCTAATGTCCTTATTGCGTATCGTTGCCAGTAAATTGCTCCTTTGGTGATTCTGGAACGACCAAAGGGCCTGCTTGCATCTGGACGATGTATAATCGGTACTAATAAAGGATACGGTGCGTTATTTGGTACAGATGACACTAATTGCCCATTGATATAATAATCCGTTTCGCCTGTGATAAAATACAATTCTTCAATCGGGTTCCCTATTTCATCCCGGGATAAGACTGCGTATCCTTCGGTTAGCATCCTAGTTATCGGATCCAAAATACCTGTAGCTTCAGACCCCGGAATAACTTGCATGCGGGGAATATCCTCGTCTCCTTCGCTAATATAGATAAAGCTACACGAATTTATCAGGGCTGATAACATGGCATCATCAAAAAGTACATCTGCACTGTTCAACTGAAAAATCTCGTTCAGGTTAAAGTTGTCGTTAGTAAAGCCTTTAAAAACCAGCCTATCTGCTATGCTGTCCACCGCTTTAGCGCACCAACCTAAGGTGGCCCTAAATCGCTGTCTTATTGGTTGTGGAATAGTAAGGCTAGGCTCTATCTCTTTATTTTTCATGTCGTATATCTTCTGTCGCTGTAAGGCGCCAACTCTGTACTTATCTAGTTTTTTTCGTAAATATTCAATGCCCTTATACTCCATTATCTTATACAAGCCTCCTTTCTTGTGTGTTCTGAAGATATTACAATAAATGGCACGAGAAAATTTGCACAGTGACGGCGGGAACCTCCGACGCGCACGTTAGGGGGGTGGTATGCCCCCTTATTTCCTATATCACCCACTCCTGTAACTTTTCCAATCAATACTCTGCGGTAAGTTCCTATTGCCTAGTATTACAGGTTGTTCTTCTTTGCCTGTTTTAAATATCTTATCTGACTTTTGTCTATTGCAAATCCAATGTGCAAGTTGTAAGTTTTCTATGTCTGATGGATGTCCACCTTTGGCAACCGGAATAATGTGGTCTATTGTTGGTGCCATGGGATCTCCATACTTTAAGCTCTTATCTACAGGCTTCCCACATATCCCACATATATTCTGGGTCGCTAGTATACGCTTCTTGTTACGTTCGTAGTTAGCTCTATGGGCTCCCTTCTTATCAGGTCTGCTGTTGTTATACATTGAATCACCTTCTTGACATTAATTAAAATCCTCTGACAGCCAAGGAGGTAAAACCGCCAGAGGATTTAAAAGAAACAGCAGTGCTAATATCAAATATTAGCTACTGCTATAACGGGGGTAAAATGCTTTGTTAATTATACTTTTTTACCTAATAACATATTATCATATTAAATTCGGATTTTTCGGATTTTAGTAAAATTATTTTTACTAAATAATCAAAGTGCGTCTTTATCTAAACTGTCTAAATACTTATCATGTATCATTTTCCGAGGATAGCTTTCATCATGCCTTCCTATCCGATAGGCTATAGCTTGCCAACCCAATCCGTCTATGTACCTATATTGAAATACTTGCCTTGTTATACTATCAGGTATGTCGGATATAAACTCTTCAATTTTTATTTTCAATTGCTCACATTTAACTTTTCGCTCAACTAGAACTTTACGTAATTTATCTGTATGCGCCAACCCTTCAATCTTAAAATTCATTATTTGATACGGAAACTCATTATTAGAGCCTGCTACTATATCAGATACATTTCTGTTCTTCTCTAGTTTCTCAATATAATTCTCAAGTTCTTTTATTTCTCTGCAAAGGTCCTTGTATTGCTTCAATAATTTAGTTATTTCCAATAGAGTTTCACCCCTTTACAATTGAAATTAGGACATACAATAGCAGAAACAATACAGATAAAAGAATGATTCTAATTATTCTTTTCATTTGCCACCTCCGGTTCCACATACTGAAGCTTTTCTACATCATCTAACCTTACTTCTTTGCGTGTTTTAGTGTCTACGTATTCAATTAAAATCTTGTTATTGTTTAAGGGTATGGTTAATACTCTACATTTCTTATCGTTGTGATAGGCTACATAATTAAGTTCAATCATTTTTATCAATCACTTTTCTAATGATTTCTTTATTTTCCCTTAGCCACTGATATGCAAATGTTGGAAAAGAAAGCCATCCGCCATTCTTACGGTATTGCAAGTACTCTTTCTCAATTATTTGAATGATTTTCATGTTATCCAAAAATCCCACCTCTTTCTATTTTCTTTAATTCAGCTTTTAGTTTTCTAAGTAACTCTTCTTGCCTTGTGTTCTTACCTTTTAAAACTTCTAAAACACGTTCATCAATAGTTTTTTCTGCTATTATGTGATAAATCCTTACCGTTTCTTCCTGTCCTTGCCGATTTAACCTGGCATTGGCTTGTTGATAAAGTTCTAAGCTCCATGTTAAGCCAAACCATATAATAATACTTCCGCCTTTTTGAAGATTCAGGCCATGCCCTGCAGATGCTGGATGTGCTAAAAGAACCTTAATCTTTTTATTATTCCAATCCTTAATATCCTGATCTGTATCTAATACCCTGGTATCTTTAAATCTCTCAAGGATTCGTTCCTTATCATGTTTAAAGTTATAAAACACTAATACTGGTTCGCCTTTTGCTTCTTCAATTAATTCCTCCAGAACTTCAAGCTTTTTATCATGAATATGTATTATTTCTTTTTCATTTGTGTATATAGCTCCATTGGCAAGCTGGAGTAATTTGTTAGACACAGCAGCTGCACTTAAAGCTGTAATATTTTCATCTTCTAACTCTAATACAGCATCTCTTTCCATGTCCTTATATAGCTTGTACTCTTTTTCATCTAATTTAGCTATACGATTGATGTATAAAGGTTCTTTTAACTTTAAGTAATCTTTAGCCTTCATGGATATACATAAATCCTTCAAAATTCCATCTATCTGCTCTTTAGCTCCTTCCTTTAACTCATACTCGTTATATCCATGCCTATATAAGGTGTTAAAATATTTTCGTCTATATTCAGAAATCGTTTTTCCAAGTCTCTCACCGCGGTCTAATAAATAAATTTGACTCCATAAATCTTCGTATCCATTCGGAGCCGGTGTGCCGGTTAAGCCAATAATTCTATTAATAAAAGGTCTTACTTTTCTTAATGCCTTAAATCTTTTGCTTTGATGATTTTTAAAACTTGACAACTCATCTATTATTACTGTATTAAAATCCCAATCTTTACCTAAAAAATCAACCAACCAAGCTATATTATCTCTTGTAATAATGTAAATATCCGCTTCTTTTTCTAATGCCGCTTTTCTTTGTTTAGAGTTTCCAATTACTTTTACCACTTTTAAATTCTTAAGATGGTCCCATTTTTCATATTCAGTTGTCCAAGTATCCTCAGCTACTCTTTTAGGTGCTATAACTAAGACTTTTAATTCCTCGAGATAATTATTTTTTAATTCTTCTATAACAGTTAAAGTTATTACTGTTTTTCCAAGTCCCATATCTAAAAAAAGACCTGAAGATTGATTCTGTAAAGCAAAATCTATCGCAACTTTTTGATAATCATGAGGTAGAAATCTCACTAATGAAATCACCAACTTTCTCGACTGAATCAATCACATAAACTTTAAATCCTAATTTTTGAAATTCTTCATGTACTATTTTCTGTAACCGTCTGGGTTTAACATTAGGTCTCTTTAGCTCAACAAAATAACATTTGCCTCGATATAAAACAATTCTGTCCGGCACACCATTATTGTTTGGAGATGAAAACTTAAATGCTTTACCTCCAAGTTCTTTTATCCTATTGATTAAATACTTTTCTATATACTTTTCTGTCATAAATCCACCTCGTTAAATTTAAGTGGCAACACGGCAACAAAAATTTTTCAAAAACCCTATATATATGTATTAGGTATATATAGGTATATATATATATACCTAATACTACTTTTATCTCTTTTATGTATATTTTGTTGTCATTGTTGCCAGTACCCTTTAAACCGTTGATTTTACTGGCTTTGAGTCGGCAACAGAATTGATATTATTTTGTTGCCGGCTGTTGCCTTTGTTGCCACAAAGATTGGCAACAGAATTGTATCCAGTGGCAACAGAATTTTAATTTTGTTGCCGGATATACCCTCTTTGTCTACCATATAATGGACCAAATCTTAGAGGATTTTTTGATGGTTCCCATCCCTCAAGGCTCCTTAAAATATCATTTATTTCTCTACTCAAAATAGGTGTTAATGACTTTGGATCTCCTTTAAACAGTTCACACCATATTTCAATAACGCAGGTTTTCTGTTTTTTCATTGTCTGTGTACTGACTTTAGTGTTAGATTCATCCTCTCCATCAAGCCAATTCCTTCTTTCAAACAGGTCCAAATCATCCCAGTTAATAGGATAATCCCTGTTTAAGTACTCTTCTATCAAACCTCGCTTTGGCGACTCCTCCGCATGTTCTCTTTGCTGCTTAATTGCTTCTTTAAGTTCTTCACCTTCCAGGTACAACTTAAGGCCACTCTTATACAATTCCACTGCTTCAGCCCATATTTGGTCTACTTCCTGTGGCAAATCTTTAAATACATCTTTTATAGGCATAACTATGCCACAGTCTACAGGCCATGTCCGTCTATCTCCGGTTTTGTCCCTTAAGAACTCTTTATCATTGCTGGTACCCCAAAATACACATTGTCGCTTAAATCTACTTGTACGTCTTCCATAAGCCACTCTATAGATATCTTCTGTTTTAGATAAAAACTGTTTAACAGCTTCTATATCTGCCTTTTTAGTAGCAGTTAATTCCCCCATTTCTATATGCCAGCTACCTTGTAATTGTTCATAAGCTTCTTTTCCTTTAACAGTGTCTAAACTATCATTAAACCAATCTTTTGCCAGGTACCGGATAAAAGTACTTTTCCCTATCCCTTGCGGTCCTGTTAAGGTGAGCATTGTATCATACTTACAACCAGGTTCCATTATTCTAGCTACAGCTGCAGTAAGATGGGTTCTAATCACAGCCCTCGTATATAGAGTATCTTCAGCACCTAAATAATCCCTCAAAAGCGTTTCAACTCTTTTAATTCCGTCCCATTTAAGACTGTTTAAATATTCTCGTACTGGGTGCATTTTATTAGATTGATATACTATAGTTACAGCATCAGCTATTTTGCTGACACCAGTTATATTATATTTAGACTCCAAAAAATGTCTTACTCCGGAATCATCATCATCGTTCCAGTCTCTATTAACCTCATCACTCCATGGTAATTTCCCTACTATAGTAGCTCTGTTGGAAAATTCATTATAAACTAGTTTTCCTTTAATACGCGGATCATTTTCCAGTATTATAACTGCATTATCAATAGTGTTTCTTATATTGCCTTTATTATCATAATCAAGCTTTTTTAGCCATTCAGTACTAATTTCCATTTCGTTAAACTCAAAATCTTCCATTGCTTCATTGAGTTTTTCAGTACCTAAAGTTGTTTTTACATTTTCATCTGAAGCAGCAAACTCACTCATAGCTATAAAACTTGGAAGTCTGTTTGTAGGTGTGTCTTCTTTTGCTTCTTCATCTCTATAACCAAACTTATGAATCCTTACTAAGTCAAAAGCATTACATAGTATCCCTGATATTGGGTCCGTTGCATGATGCGAGTAGGCAAACTTGTCTTCGTATACTACTAATCCACCTGTTGTAGAGCCTTCAGCATAAGTGTATCTGCCTTCTATTTTAGTAGGTATATAAATATCACTTAGAAACTTTTCTATTGCTGCACTGATATTGTAGGTTCTACAGAAAGCGCCTATGATGCCTTTCTTAGTGAGCGGGTCCTCTTGTTTTTTTATCTGTGATTGAATTCTAATATTCTGCCTGGAACTTATTGGCCAAAAACTAGTATCTCTCCAATCCAGGTATGTATTTAAAACTTCATCAGGGTTTAACCAAGGGCCTTCTTGTCTTTTAAAAATGTATTCACCATCACTGCTGGTACTAGGCCAATACATTAATCTGCATGGCTCATAAGTTGTATCATCAAACATGTCAATTCCTATATCATCAGCTATCTTTCTAGCAATCGCTTGGTATTCATCAGGCAATACAGGTCTTTCAAGTGGAATTACAAGCCTAAGGCGTGGAGCTTTAGGCTCATGTGAATGAGTAGAATACATGAGTATTTCAAAGTCATTTATCATTGTTATGCTGTCCCAAAGATCATTAATAGATACGTCTATATTGTCCATATCTAAAGTAAGCAAAGTTCTATTAGCAACGTTTTCAGCTTTTCTTCGCCCATTTTTTAGAGTACCACCTACAAAGCCTCCAATGTCTTTAATTTCATCTCTTTGACCTTTAGGCATATGTTTATACTCTTCAAATGTTTCTCTTGTTCTAGTGGTTGTTTTTAGCTTTTCTATTAAAGCTTCATAAGTAATCTCAACGTTTTTCCATTTAGTTTCTTTTCTACTCTTACCAGTAGCTATAAATAATTTTCTACTAAGATTTATTTTCGTTGTTACAGCTTTTTCAGTATTCAAGTAGTCACCCCCTAATCCTTCTGATAATAGCTGCACTCATATCCATCAGCTCTTAAAGGTAACCCCGGTGCCCAGGGAATTTCTTCACCCATAATGTCGCAAACCTTTTCTAACTCGTCTCTGTTTTCTTCTATTTCAATAACTATTTCATCATGGACATGCATTACGATTCTGTATCCTAATTTATCCAACTTAAGCATTGAGTGAGCTAAACAATCTCTTGCAGTAGCTTGTACGATATTCTCGACTAATTTTCCACCGTATGTATCAACTTCTCCCCATTGGTAGGTATTTTCATTAATCACTTGATAAATTATCTTTTTCTTTCCTGGAAACTTATCATGTTCAACAACTTTAGGCTTTGGATAAGCTAACCGCCTTCCACTTGGGAGCTCAATAAAAAGCATCCCTCTTTTATAAATAACTCTTAAATATTTATTGATTCTTACTGTAGTACGGTTTTCTATAGCTTCTATTACCTTGTTTTCGGTGTCATACCAAAACTGAACTATTTTATAATTAGATAATCTCCAGGTATCAACTAAAGGTTGTAATTCTTCTTCTGTTAATCCCATTTTTAGAGCGCCCATACTTTTTAATGCCCCTACGGACCCTTGATAGCCAAGGGCTAATTCTGCTATTTTACCTTTTTGCCTTAATGGACTGCCTTTAGTTATTTGTTCAATTGGTACTTTAAACATCTGAGAAGCTGAAGCTTCATAAATCTTGCCATGAGACCTAAACACATCCAGCCTCCACTGTTCTCCAGCAAGCCAGGCGATGACTCTTGCCTCTATTGCAGAGAAGTCAGCTACAATAAACTTATAGCCTGGCTTAGGAATTATGGCCGTTCTTATACATTGACTCAAAACATCAGAAGGATTGTTATACATCATTTCAAGTAAGTCTAAATTTCCGTTTTTCACTATTTCTCTAGCTATATCTAAGTCTGGTATATGATTTTGAGGCAGATTTTGAACCTGAATCAGTCTCCCTGCCCATCTGCCAGTTCCCGCACCATAAAATTGTAATAGTCCTCTTGCCCTTCCATCACTGCAAGCCACATCAATCATTTTTT